CGGCGCTCGCCGGTCGTCTTGTCCTTCCAGTTTTCGGAGGTGGCGACGGAAAGATGGACAATCGCCGTGCCATCCTGGGTGTTGCGGACTTCCGGGTCGCGGCCCAGATTGCCGATAAGAGTGACCTTGTTAACCGATCCAGACATATCTATCTCCTGTTTTGCTCATTGTTTGTTTTCCTTCCTATGGCGTGACTGAAAGCGCGCCAAGGCGGTTAATCCCGCGCTTGGATAGGGAGTCATATGCGACCATGGAGACCTTCTTCAAATTCTCCATTTCAGGTTCAGCCATGATTTGCTGGATTTCCTTCTCGTTGTTTGCCGCGTCGATGCGCTTTCCGGCGTCCGCCGCGTATTCCCGCATTTCCGGGCTTGCGCTTGACGGCGGGCGCTTCGTTTGCGGGAGATTTGCCGGGTCGTGCTCGTCTGCATCCTCCCCCTTTTCGCCAGTGGCCACCATAAACAGCGACCTCATATATTGTTTTAGGGAATAGGATTGGGCCGCACCAAATGCCTGCGCACCCATGCTGGCATCTACAATGATCGAGCGGACGTCTTTTTGAGGGCAAACCTCCCCGCTCGCATGGGCCAAGGTGTAGCTATAGCGGATAAGAAGCCATCGCTTCCCGGCCTGCCCCTCTTTGGGTGGCGGGGTTTCTATAACCTGGAAATCCTCTTCGTTTTGTCGAATAATCAGCCCGTTATCGGCACAAAGCGGACGCAACGCCTCCAAAAAGCTATCAATACCGGCAAAGGAGTATTTCCCGAATTGGTTTTTCTGCGTTTTTTCCAGCTTTGGCACCGATGCCATTACGGCAGAAATAGCCGCAGATACCTTCGGCGGCATTGCCGTTTTTGTATCTTCCATTATTTAACCTCCGTTATTCTTAAAGAGTTGTTTTTTGCTCGCTTTATTTGAACCCCAGCACCAAAGGCACGCCCGAAATGCGGCGCCATCAAATCCTTTAAGGCCGATTCCGCGCTCTTGAACTTCTTGGCCGCGTCCTTGTTTTCAAGCCAGTCGGCAGCGCCCGCTCCCCAAATATTATCCCCGGCCATGTCCACCTCGATAAGTTTTTCGGGAGTCTTTGGCGGCGCAACGCTTTCTTGGTTTGTGGGGGGCGTGTCGTTTTCAACATGGCTCCAAAAACGGGCCTCTTCGTCCAAAACGCTCTGCATATAGAAATGGTCTATCTCAACCTCGAAAAATTCCCACTTCATCGTACCAATCAAAACAGAAAGCACGGCCCAATCGACATTGCAGATATAGGCGTTGTGATGAAGCTGCGGCATATACCGCTGCACAACATTCTCGATATCCCCGAACGGGTTGACATGCTTTGCCTCGAATATCGCGGGCTTCCCGCCTTCCGTTTTCGTCATGCCGTCAAGGGTGCATGACATGATTGGCACATTCTTGGAAACGGCCTCCATCCCCTCGCTTGTTACGTCTCGGCCCGTTTGTTTTTCATACCAATAGCGGTTAAATTCCTCGGTGTAAGACCCAAGCATCACGGGCAGAACGTCGGAAAGGTCATCCCCCGGCCTGCGGCCCGTCTTTTCTTCCCAAAGCGGAAACCAGTCGCCAGCCATTATACGGTTTGCATCGGACCCCCCAATGGTGCCCCCGCGCTTGGCAATCTGTTCTTTTGTCAGGCCAACATCTAACGACCGCATACGAATATTCTCCAAAGTAGGAACCGGATTCCGCGTCGGCGGATGCGTCTTAACCATAGTGGCGTCATTTTATACTCCATCTTTCTTAAAACCAGCCGCCCATTCACACCGCTCAAGCAACCAGTCTTTGTTATCACGCCAGAACTTGAGCGCTTCCTTTCCGTCCATTTCCGCAATACGCCGGTCATCAAAAGAACGCCAGTCGCCGTGCAAATGTTTTTCGCAGCCGATCCTCATGTATTCCGGCGTGATAAGGATGGGCCACCGCAGGCCATTTATTTGGAGGATGCCTTTCTTGCCTAGGTCCACCACGGCGAGATTCACACGAGTGAGATTCGCACCGGAGAGATTCGCACGGACGAGATTCGCACCGGAGAGATTCGCACCGGCGAGGTCCGCATCGACGAGGAGCGCACCAGAGAGGTCCACCCCGGCGAGGTCCGCACAGGATAGATTCGCACGGACGAGATTCGCACCGGAGAGATTCGCACGGACGAGGTCCGCATAGACGAGGTACGCACGGGCTAGGTCCGCACCAGAGAGGTCCACCCCGGCGAGGTCCGCACATGCGAGGTTTGTATTTTCGGCGGCAGCAATTTTCACCGCCGCACCGAGTTGAACAGAGTACGCCGCGCTTTCATAACTGGCATCCAATTCAACCTCGGTAATTGGATTTCCGGTAAAGCGGTTTTTAATTGGGAATTTCATCGGATTGCCTCAATAAAGTAGAGCCCAAACATAAAAGCGGTTAATAGGATCGCGGCTAGATATAGCGCGCAGGAAAGCACCTGTTTCATAGCGTCGCCTCCACGATCCGGCTGCAATAACCGATGTTGAAAAGCGTAAACCCCACCATAAGCGTCCAGATGATGAACACCCCGAATCTTGTTGGATAGGTCATGCTTCACCTATCAGGTCGATCAGTTTGTCGGCCATCAATTCATATGATGCGCTCCACGCCGCGCTCTTGGCCGCGCTCGCCGCGCTCTCTGCCGCGCTCGCCGCGCTCCACGCCGCGCTCTTGGCCGCGCTCGCCGCGCTCACTTCCGCTCTCCCCGCCACGCCTCTCGCCGCGTTCTCTGCGCTCCACGCCTCCAGCGCTGCCGCACGCATCATATACTCATCAACAGGTTTGCCCTCTGTAAGCGGGACTAGCGCATCGGCACATTGTTTCACAGCGTCCTTCACAAGAGGATGGTTGATCCCTGGATTTACTGTCACATCTGTAAGTAGCCAATGCTGAAATTTCCAACCCACTCTCGATAGATCGGCTCCCGGTTCGATAGCACCCATTACCTTAAGAGGAAACGCTCTCGCCTTAATGTTTGGTAGTCCCTCAAAAACAGCGTCTATTAAGATATACAGCATCAAAGGCCCACCACATTTTTCAGCGCAAGCTTCGTGAGGATTCTCTTCGGTTTCGGCAATGCAGCCAACCGCACAGCCCTTTCCATTTGTCCAATAGACACCTTGGACAATCTCGTCGGCGTCGTGATGGGCTTGGAGCTGCGCCATGATGTTGGCCTTGATTTTTGGGTCGTTATGATAGGCAAGCAGCGTGGTCATCGTTTGACCCTCCATATAATCCGGGCGCGGCCTTCCGGCCCGCTCCTACGGTTGCCGCTATCCTCGACCAACATCTTGATGACAAGGGGTTTTAGACGCGGGGAAATGGAAACGAGGGACCGCCCCAGATATTTAGCAATCTCGTTTGTTGTAAGGCCGAACTCCGCTGCTTCCAGCACGGCCAGCACTTCGGCCTCGCGCTTGGTGACGTTGACATAATCCGCAGCTTGGTGCGAAGTAACCGGATCGGTGTTTCTGGCTAGTGCGGTCATATTACACCCCCGTTGATCGAAAATTCGTCATGGCGCGCTCAACGTCATCACCATCAAAACCAAGCGCATCGTCGCGACCCGCCTTCATCTGACTAAAGGCCGTCTCGATATACTCCGAGCGAAGGCCGTCCGCCTGTTCGAAGAAATATTCGATTTGTTCCTGCGCTTCCAAGCAGTCCGTTGAAAACTGTTTAAACTCCGCAATGGCGCGAACATACTGTTCCTCGATGCGCCTTAAAATTACGATTTGTTCATCCACTTCTGCGGCCCACCGCTGGGCCTCGACCTCGTTTTCAAATTCCTGTTCCATAACGTCATCCCCTCATTGATTGTTTTGCCATGTTCCACGATGTGGGAATAGATGTCAATATAAATGTTGATAGGCGGGGGAGATATTTTTTCTTGACAGGCAATCCCCGCCTATGCAACCCTCAAAATCATGGAACATGCACTACGTAGATACCGCGCCAAGCGCGGGCTTAGCCTGGAAGCTCTTGGCAAAGAAGCGGGCGCTTCCAGGTCCACCCTTTCCCGCATTGAAACCGGCGAGAAAGACCCATCCGTCGCCTTGATCCGCAGGCTTTGCAAAGCCACAAAAGGCAAGGTCAAGCCAAACGATTTCTTCAAGCAGACATGATACCGAGTTGCCATACTTCCCCTCCTACCCCGCCAGCCGAAAGGTTGGCGGGGGCTTTTTATGGTGGGGCAAAGGAGATAGGATTATGAGCGAGAACGTTTCCTACTTTGTTGTGGAGAAATCAAGCAGCTCTTTCTGGGCGCAATGCGATACTTTCGACGAAGCCCGGCGCGAAGCGGAGTCGCTTGCCACGCACGACCCAACGTCCCGCTTTGATGTTCTTAGGAGCGTGGGACATGCCACCACGAAGCATGTTGTATGGGTTGACCACGATTAAGGGCGGGCCTGATATGAATATTAAGCGCGACAAACGCGACGCCGTATTCAGCCAATTAACCCGCGAGGGCGCGGGGTGGACGTGCGACCGATGCGGGAAATACCACCCAGAGGGCTTTCGCCAGTCCCTTCATTGCTCGCATATCTATTCGAGACGCAACCGGATGACGCGCTGGATGCCTCTGAACGCGGCGGCGCATTGCTTTGCGTGTCATAACTTTTTGGGCGAAAACCCGCTAATTTTTGCGGAATGGGCCAAGGGGCATCTTGGCAAGAAAAATTACGAAAAGCTGGGCCGTCTCGTACGGACCAGGGCCAAGCTTTCCAAACCCGATTTGGAAGAGATTCACACAGATTTGAAGCGCGAATATGACCGCATGATGGCCCTTCGCATGGACGGGGTAGAGGGCCGGATCGCGTTTGACGTGCCGGGCCCGATCAAGCGGTTGATGGGGGCGGCATGACAGACAACCAATGGACGGAGGGAAGGGAAATGAAAGCAATCTCAATCCGGCAACCCTATGCCTATGCAATTACGCGTGGTTTTAAGCTTGTCGAAAACCGATCATGGCCGACGCATTTCCGTGGCCCGGTGTTGATCCATGCGGGCAAGAAAGAAGAGTCCGATGATGTCGAATCCGTAATCCGTTCAATAGCATCTTCCGCCAACATGCCGGATCGCGAAATAGCAGCCACCTACACTAAGTGCCGTCGGCTCGGTGGCATCGTTGGTGCTGCGCGCATTGTCAATTGCGTGACAGAAAGCGATGACCCTTGGTTTTATGGGCCGTATGGGTTTGTGCTGGACAGTCCGGTGCCAACAATCGACTTCGTCCCTTGCAAGGGAGCGCTGGGGTTTTTCGAAGTGCCTGCGGCAGTCATTTCCAAGGTCGTTCTGCCGCCGGATGCCCGCCATCTGCTGATGGGGGCGGCATGAATGCGCGTCTATTACAACGAATTCGATCCTCACGCGGCGGCGGATTGATCACGACGCGGGCATGTTTGGAGAAGTTGTATGACCGATCTCGCCGAACGCCAGCCGCCGAAGAATTTGGAGGTCGAACAGGCCCTGTTGGGTGCCGTGCTTCTGGAGAACGCGGCCTATGACAAAATTGCCGGGATCGTCTCGGCCGGGGATTTTTACTCGCCGGCGCATGCCCGGATTTTCACCCAGATCGAGAAAGTGCTGAAAGCGAACGGCGCGGCCGATCCGATTCTGCTGAAAACCTGCTTCGAGCAGGACGGGTCGCTGGAACAGATCGGCGGCACGGTGGACCATCTGCGAATGGAGCTGCGCCGTATCAAACGCAGCCATGGGCTTGGCCTGGTCGTCGTTGATTATCTACAGCTTTTCGGATCGGAGCGATATGCGAGCAAGTGTGTGATTTGGTGGTGGTTTACACAGACCGGGGAATTTCCCAAGGCATGAAAGCCGGTATCAAGGCGGCGAAAGACGCGGGCAAGACGGTTGAATTGCGGCAGCTTTACCGCCAAAGTGCGGACTAATTTATACTCGGAGCCGGTATGACCCATAGGCGCAAAGAGGTAATTGGTGATTGTACGCTCTATCTTGGGGATTGTCTGTCTGTTCTCCAGGATACCCCGGCGGAAAGCGCCGAAATGTTTTGGACGGACCCCCCATATGGACACGGAAACCACGACGGCGATTTGAACGCTCACCTCAACGCTGCGCGCGGCATTGTGGATAAGCCGATTGCCAACGACGACCAAGATTCATTTCGCGCGGTGCTGGATGGGATGCTATTGCAGGCGGCCAGAATCTTGCGGCGTGATAGCTGCTGCTGCTGCTGCTGCGGCGGGGGGCCGAGGCCAACATTTGCTTGGGTCGCCGACCGCATGGATAGCGCTGGCCTAGCCTTTTTCCATTCGGTGATTTGGGACAAAAAAATCCAGGGTTGGGGTGGCGGTATAGACGTCAGCATGAGATGATTATGGTTGCCCACCGCGACGGAGGGAAGCTGCTTTGGCACGACAACAACATGGCTGCCAGAAATATCTTTTCTATGATGCCCCCGCGTGAACGCCTGCACCCGAACGAGAAGCCGGTAGCCTTGTGTGAGCATTTTATTATGCTGCACAGCTCGCCGGGGCACACAATCATAGACCCGTTCATGGGCAGCGGCACAACGGGGGTTGCGTGCGCGAAGATGGGCAGGAAGTTTATCGGAATTGAATTGGAGCCAAAATATTTCGATATTGCCTGCAAGCGTATATATGACGCCTACAAGCAGGGGGATTTGTTTGTGCCCCAAGGCGGGGATGCTGTTGGAAACCAAGAAGATTTTGACTTAGACGGAGGGGTGTCGTGAAAATACGATCAATTCAAGAGGCCGTCTGCCGCAGCTTCGGCATTTCAATGATGGAATTGTTATCCGAGCGCCGCCAAAGGCGCTGCGCCAGACCCAGGCAGGCCGCCTATTTGCTTTGCCGCGATTTAACGCCACAATCCTACCCGGTAATTGGCAGAGAGTTTGGCGGACGCGATCATACGACCGTCATGGCTGGAATAAGCCGCGCGGAGATTTTGATAGAAAAAGACAGGGAATTTAGATATTTGACGGAAGCGGCGCGCCTTCGGCTTCGGCAAACGCCCCCGCCTCTGAACGATTTTTCGCAGCCATCATATATAACGGTATGCTGGTCAGCTTGCAACTCAGATATTCTTGGGGGGTGGATGCAATGAGCAACGTGTGGTTTAAGTGCTTCCCAAGCGATTTTCTAAACGGTGTGTCTGAATTAGGACCACACGAGATAGCAGTTTATACGGTTGTGCTAATGCGCATGTATGACGAGGGCGGACCAATCCCAGATGATCCCGTTCGGATATCAAGGCGATGCAATATGCGTTTGACGGCGTGTAAAAAGGCCATCGACCAGCTTGTCTCAGACAACAAATTGACCCGTGAGGACGGTATGTTGGTGAATAAAAAAGCCAAAAAAGTGATCGAAACTCAGCACGAACTCAACACAAAGCAAGCATCTAACGCGCGTAGTAGGTGGCAGAAAGATGATAAAAAGTCTAATAAAAACAACGTCACGAATATGCCGCCGCATGAAACAGGCACTACCAAAAACATGCCTACTAGAAACCAGATACCAGATACTAGAAAGAAAGAAAAAAATACAAAAAAGAAAACCCCAAGTTTGGAGGAAGAATTTGAAATTTGGTATTCGGCTTACCCGACCCATGTCGGCAGGGGGCAGGCTTTGCGGGCCTACCGAACCGCCCGAACGAAGGCCAGCGGCGAGGTTTTGCTGGCTGGCGTCCAAAAATACCGCGAAAACAAACCGAGCTACGCCGCTTGGGCGCAGCCTGCAACGTGGCTTAACGGCGAGCGATGGCTTGACGATCCCGACCCTGACGCCCCAAAAGCGAAGGAATTCCCCCCCGATTGGAAACCGAAAATCCTTATTTCCGAATGGGTTGGCGAGAGGGACGCGGCGTCTTGGACGGCGGTCATGGAGGATTTGGCCACCAAAATCGGGCCGGGGGAATTTGAATCGTGGCTTGGGAAATTGATGCTTTTGTCGGTTGCTGGCGACGATGTGGCAAAGACATTCCACGCCACAGCGCCAACCGCGTTCATTCGCGATACCGCGCAGCAACGTTACACGAAAACGCTTCAGGATATGCTTATGGAAAAAGCAGGGGCGCCATCTTGGTTTGAAATAGCCGTTAAACGGGCAGAGAAGGCCATGGGGTGCCCGACTCTGAAAAAAACGGGTGGTGGTAGCCCCAAAACAAACAATGGCACCACATCGGCCCCGCAGGCGGATTTAGCGAGGTCAGGCCAATGAACCGAGAGGCAACCCCCGAAACCATCCGAAAATTGCGCCGGGACGAGCTGGTTTTTCTGTTCCAACGCGGCCACTTGGAGCGAATCCACCTTGAAGCGGCCAAGGAAATCGAGGAAATCTTCCACGCGGTTAGTAGCGCGGTATTTCGGGCCGGGATGAAGTACGAGCCCCGTGACTACGATGCCCCAAAGCGGTATTCAGGTAGTTTCCCGACAGAATCCCTCTGCCCGTCCGAGCGGCGGATTTACCGGCATAATTACCTGCCTTGGGCGAATGAAATGCGAGGGCTTCTCCCCGCCAAACGGCAGGTTACGCGCCTGCAACTGGTTATAGATGTTGTGGTGGATAATCGGTGCGTTTCGCACATTGAGAGATTATACGGCCTTCCGAGGGGGAAAAAGGCAGTTACGCGCCATTTAAAGGACGCCCTTGGCCGATATGCGGAGATAGCAGGGATCGAGCCGCAGCATCTTGTTGATGCCCGCGCCCCAAAACCGGGCAGGCCGACGAATTACAAGGCCAGAATTTCAAACTGAGACACTACCAAGATTTTGCTTGTTTGGCGAGTCGTTTGAAGGTATTCTCCTAAATGAAGAAGGGCGGCCAGGTTTCCTTGACCACCCCGTAACTAGAAGCCTAGCTTACTTTCCTTTGGGTTTCGGCTTTGGCTTCGTCTTAATGGTCTCAACGACGGTCGTATTGGGCCGTCGTTGTGCTTCCTTAACCGGGATAAATTCCCCGGTCTTGGCGTCTCGACCGAACGCCATGGGGCACTACCGAAAAAGATATTGTTGACACCCCGGCGCAAAGTTAGGTATAAAATCCCTAGGATGGTTAATTGCGCGCCGAGGCCAGACGCTGGCCTCAAAAAAGGTGGTGGCGCCCGCCAGTTACCGAAAAGCCCAATAATATACCTGACTGAACAAAGATGAGCAGAAAGCACAAGCAACCAGTTGATGGGATTGAAGTCACGCCGGAGATGGTGGACGCTGGCTTTCATGCGTTTGCAAAATACGATCTTGAGGATTTAGCAGTAAGCAATCCCGACCCGATGATTGAGGATGTTATTCGCGCCGCGCTGCAAGCTGCGCGGCGATTTCCTGCTTGAGCCCATGAACTAGGGTTTGAAATATCTGTCATGGAAAAAGTTACCGTTGATTTATTCCCAGAATTATTTGCGCTTTGCAGCGATAGCGTCGAGGCGCAAACACTCCTGCGCCAATCTCTCGATGACGGCGGCATTTTGGCCGCTTTCGAGATTGATAGACAGGCCACAAGCGCCACAGGGCATCTGGTTGTGTACGGCGAGCCAAGCGACCGTTTGAGGCGTGTTATGGCCGCAATGCGGGCAATTAATGGCAAAAGAGATAGTTTTGGACGCTCTCACTGCTCATCTCCTGAAGCCAAAGAATAGGCTAGGTTGGCCGTTCAGTCGGTGAAGATTAAGAACGCGCTGTTACTCCTCTGTGTAGAAGTCAGGGTCGGCGCCTGGAACGTCCCAACCAAAGGCGGACCCTATTTCCATGGCTTTTTACTACTCGTCTTTCTGCATCTCAAGATACAGGCTGATGGCCTCCTCTCCTGCCTCGCGAAGAACTTTGTTTTCAGCGGCTTCAAGCGCTGCGCCGTGTAGGCGGCCAAGGAAAGGCCAGTTAACACATTGGCCGGATGCTTCTGCGAGGACGTTATCCTCGTAAGTCACTGTTAGCATCGAACCGAGTTCGTCCGTTTCAACGGTGACATCTCCGCCTAAGTGCTTGAAACAGTGTGTGTAGGTTTTCATAGTCTTTACTCCTCGGTTACTTTTGGTCATTCTTCACCCCGTGCCTTGGCAAGTGCGCTTCTTGCATGATCCATTGCTCGTTCCCAAGATTCTTGATGGTGGATAAGCGGCGGCCCGTTTTGTTCAGCAAGCAGGTCTATTAATGCTTCGTACAAATCCGGCGCGGCTGTGATTAGATGGGCGTTGGCTTTTTCTGTCTTTAAGTCGCGATTGGAATGTTGATTGCGAGCAACATCCCAAGAACCAGACAGTACGGTGAACCAAGGATCGCCGACTCCTTCATTTTTTACAAAAGACCAAGGCCCCGGCGTGAATTTCGTTTCCATGATTAGCTCCTTTCTAAGTTAGTGCCGGTCCCTCCGCGTCCCTGGGATACCGGCGAGGGGCCTAAAGGAGTGCTTCCCTGCGCGGCCTCACTAACTGGTTAATTGCCCTTAAGGGTATCAATACCAAAAAGAAAGGCATGCATTTTATCTGCAAGCTCACGTTTTGGGCTGGTTTCGAAGATAACATTTACTCCGCCGCCTTCATTGTGCATTTGTTGGAGGCTTACTCCGCCATACTGGAAGCCGAGATGGTAATTTCCAATATTGGCCTTTGGGCCGCTCGGCGTTTTGGTATAAGGTGTAGCTGGCTGGTTGGTGGCTTTGTTAATCCTGTCCACGATGGCCTCTAGCTGTTTCTCGGTTACTCTTTGGGTCATTGTCCTTGGTCCTTTCTAGGTTGGTTTAGGACTCACTAGAGCGCAGCTACTTGCTACGCTCCGGCGAAGGCTAGATTTTGACGTCAACTAGTGTGCCTCTTGGGGTAGCAATCCACCTCGGGGTTGGGTTGCGTTCCCATGACCAGCGCTCAACCTCACCCAACTGGCTCCATGATTTGCGTTGCTGGCTATCATGGTAGGTTGGCACAACCTTTAATTCGGCTTCGTAGGCAACTTGCCCGGGTGTTTTCTTCATGGCTTAGTCCTTTCTAGGTTGGTGGCGCCCGTAGTATCAGAATGGTGTCCCACTAATACAGGCTGCCCTGCGGGTATCCCGGCAATGGATTCGGTTGCCATGTCGTATCGGCTATTGGATTCTTCGCGGGCCTTTTCGGCTCTGGCTAGATACCGCTCGCGGCGGCGTTCCTGTTTTTTCTCATACTCGTTCATGACTAATCTCCTTTAAATTCGATAACTGGATAGTAACAGCGCTCCCACCTAATGCAACAGGTGCATATTCCTAATTATCCGCAGGATTCTGCAGCGGCAATCTACAGTAGAAAGTGGTAGAATGGCTAGAGCCAAGGGTTGTAAAAAAACGGGCGGCCGCAAGAAGGGCACGCCCAACAAAACGACCGCGTTATTGAAGGACGCGATCCTTGAGGCGGCGCAACGGGCTGGCAGCAAGGCCGGGATCGTGGGGTATTTGGAAGTGCAAGCGCGATTGAACCCGCCGGCCTTCATGACGCTGCTGGGCAAGGTTCTGCCGCTGCAAATATCCAATGGCGACGACGCATTGAAAATCAGCGTAGTTGAGAGGAAAATTGTCCGGGCGCCGAGTACAGATCGAGACGGCTGAGGTATTCGAGCCGCTTCTTAAACCGTCTAGGTACAAGGGCGCCTATGGTGGCCGTGGCTCGGGGAAGTCGCACTTCTTTGCGGGGCTAGACGTAGAGCGGTGTATTCTGCGGTCGGGCACGAATATCGCTTGCGTCCGCGAGGTTCAAAAGACCCTGCGGGATTCGGTTAAGAAGTTGATCGAGGCCAAGATCGTCTCTTTGGGCGCATTAAACCAATTCGAGATACAGTCGGACCGCATCCGAACGCCAGGCGGCGGGTCGATCATCTTTCAGGGGATGCAGGACCATACGGCGGAGAGCATTAAGTCGCTAGAAGACTTTGATATTGCGCATGTGGAAGAAGCGCAGACGCTTTCGGCTCGATCACTCGAATTGCTTCGCCCTACGATCCGTAAGAAGGATTCCGAGTTATGGTTTGGCTGGAACCCGAGAAACCCATCGGACCCGGTGGACAGGCTGCTACGCGGCGTTACGCCGCCAAAAGACGCCATCGTCGTCCGTGCGAATTATTCTGATAACAACTTCTTTCCAGACGTTCTAAAGCAAGAGCGGGAGCATGACCGGCTGCATAACCCTGACCGATATGCCCATATCTGGCTCGGGGAATACGAGCCGCAGGCAATCGGAGCGATCTGGACCAGGCAGGTATTCCACGAACATAGAGTATCGAAGCCACCGAACCTTGAGCGCATCGTAGTCGCGGTCGACCCGGCGGTTACGGATACGGAAAACTCGGATTACCACGGCGTTGCGGTTTGCGCCATAGGCAAGGACCAGCGGGGCTACGTATTGGAGGACGGCTCCTTGCATGGGCCGCCGCACCAATGGGCGACAAGGGCAATCGCGCTTTATGACAAATACGACGCGGACGCGGTTGTTATAGAGGTTAACCAGGGCGGGGATATGGTCCGCCATACGCTTGAGAGCGTTCGCAGGGGCGTGCGGATCATTGAGGTTCGCGCCACACGCGGAAAGCATGTTCGGGCCGAGCCGATCAGCGCGCTTTACTCGCTTGGCCGGATTAGCCATGTAGGAACGCTTATCGAGATGGAAGATCAATTCTGCAAATTCACGCCAAGCGGCTACGCCGGGTCGGATTCCCCCGATAGGGCCGAGGCGGCGATTTGGGCACTAACGGAACTGTTCCCCCGGCTAACGTCCGAGCCTGCCATGGCGCCGGTTGAACCACGCTGCGCGGAAGGCGCATGGATGGGATGAAAAAAGATAATATTATTAAAGAGGCGCTTGAGCGTTTTGAATCGTCGCAAGAGGGTTCCGAATGGAACCGCGAGGCTTTCTATGAGGACGTGAAATTTGCACGCTTAGCCGAGCAGTGGCCGGACGCCGTGAAAAAGCAGCGAATCCAGGAGGGCCGCCCCGTTCTTGTGATTAACAAGATGCCCGCGCTTATCCGCTCTATCGTGAACGAATCGAGGCAGAATAAGCCAGCTATTAGTGTGGCGCCGGTTGACGGCGGGGCGGACGAGGACACGGCGGAAGTGATCGGCGGGCTTATCCGGTCCATCGAGCGAAACTCGAACGCCAGCCTTGCTTACGATACCGCCATCGACCACGCGGTCACCGGCGGTATGGGGTTCTTTCGTATCTCGACGGACTACGCGCACCCGGACAGCTTTGAAATGGAGGCGCGGATCGACAGGATTCCGAACCCGCTTATGGTCCATTGGGATACGTCCTCGACGGGGTTTGATGCGTCAGATTGGGAATACGCCTTTATTTCCGACATGATCGCGAAGGACGAATTTAAGGCCCGCTACCCGGATGCGGCTTTGGTGCCGTTTGAAGGGGATAGCCGCGAGGATGCTTCGGATCAGTGGATTAACGACGACGACGTTAGGGTTGCGGAATATTTCCTCCGAACGGAGAAAGAGAGAAAGCTGTTTCTGGTTGCAATCCCTAACGGAAACGGCGGCTTTGAAACCAAGGCGATCCGCGAAAAGGATATGCGATCCCACGCCGACAGTGTGCTGGCAGCGGGCGGGGTCGATACGACCGGGGGCAGCGATGACGAAATAATCGCGGCGGCCCTACAGGCCACGGGGGCCGAGGTCCGGGCGGAGCGCGACGCGAAATACTACGAAGTATCCCGCAGGATCATCAGTGGGTCGGAGGTATTGGAAGAGGACGTTTGGCCCGGCTCCACGATCCCTATTTGTCCGGTGTGGGGCGATGAAGTTTTCTTAGACGGACGCAGGCATTTCCGCTCACTTATCCGGGACGCCAAAGACCCGCAACTTATGTTTAATCTGTGGCGGTCCGCGACGACTGAATTGGTGGCAAGCGCGCCAAAGGCCCCATGGGTCGGGCCGCAGGGCTTCGTCCCGAGAGGCCAGGAGGACAAATGGGCGTCGGCGAATACGCGCACACATGCATATCTTGAGTTTAACCCGGACGCTGGCCCGCCGTCGCGCACGGCCTTTGCCGGGCCGCCCGCTGGCGCTCTTCAAGAAGCCCTGAACGCTGCTGACGACATGAAGGCCATCACGGGGATTTACGACAGTTCCGTTGGTGCCCGGTCAAACGAAACGTCCGGCAGGGCCATCCTTGCGAGGGAGCGCCAGGGGGATATCTCGAATTTCCACTTCATCGACAACCTTTCGCGCGCCATCCAATACGCCGGGAAGTGTCTTGTCGAGATAATTCCGTCTGTCTATTCCGAGCGGGAAAGCGTGCGAATCTTAGGCGAGGACAGCAAGGAGAAAGTTGCCAAGCTGACGACCGAAGCCGGGGGCGGAAAGGGCCTATATAATCTTTCCATCGGGAAATACGACGTAACCGTGGACACCGGGCCGTCCTTCGCCACCCAGCGCGTAGAGGCCCGCGAAACCTTAATCGAGATTATGCGGCAGGTTCCTGACGCGGCCCCGGTTCTTGGGGATGTTCTTCTCGACAACATGGACTTCTCAGGTGCGGATAGGATCGCCAAGCGCCTTGAGCAGATGCTGCCGCAGGCCATACGGGACGCCGAAGGTGACGAGGACAACCCCGAAGCGGCGGCCTTGCGGGCGCAAATGAAGGCGCAGCAGCAACAGGTTGAGCAACTAAAACAACAGGCGGCGCAAGAGTTTGAGAAAATCCAAAAAGAGAACGAGGCGCTAAAGGAAGACCGGGACATCGAGTTGCAACGGTTGAGGGCGGAGGTCGGCTTCAAAGATCGAGAGCTTAGGCTTAAAGAAATGGAAGCAGCGACCCCGCCCGACACTGCCAAGGAAGAAGCGAGCATACTGCTTGCAAGAGAGAAGATGGCGTTCGATGCGTCCGAGGGTGACAAGGACCGCGCCGCCGCCCTGGAGCGGGCGCTTATTTCCAAAAACCACTTAAATCAGGAAGAGTAGTCATGGCGAGTTTGTATATATCGGAATACGACGAAACGGCGAGCGTTTCGGGCGGCCAAGCGGTTCAGGTCGGCAAGGAGCCTTCTGTTGCGGACCAGAAAGTTACCTACACGTCATCCACGGCGTCCGCCGCGTTTAACGACAAGACGGTGTTTATCCGTGTCATCGCGGATGCGACGGTTCATCTAAAGTTTGGTGCCAACCCCACGGCTGACGCAACGGATTTGATGCTCCCGGCGAACAAAGAGGAGTACTTCGGAGTCACGCCGGGCCAGAAAGTGGCCGCCTATGATGGGACGACCTAATGTTTGCGCGCCCAGGCGGCATTATGTCCCCAAGCAGCCCATGGCTGCCTAGCGATCTACCGGGCCTGAAATTATGGCTTGCCGGGAATCGCTCGCCGTTTACCTTAAACAGCGGGAATGTCTCGCAATGGAACGATATTTCGGGGGGTTCGAATCACGCGACGCAAGGAACGGCCTCTCTCCAACCGGCCTATGTTTCGTCCGGTATAAATGGGATTCCTGGGGTTCTTTCGGATGAAACGGACGACCTTCTGGAAACAACGGCGGCGTTTAACTCCGATAATATCTTTGCCTCGACCCAGAAAACGATTTTTGTCGTTTACAAATCTGGCGGTAGCGCGGTTTCCAACAAGCGCATTGCGATTGGTCCAACGAGCGGGGATTCGTCGGTTTGGGGACATTTCATTGCCGTCAGCAACGCTATTAACTGGAAGTACCGCACAGCGGTTCCTGCAACGGCTACGCTGGTTGGGCCGACAATGGACACAGATGCGACGTATGTTCTGGCCTTCCGGCACGACAATTCCAGCGTCAAGGGCTATGCGAACAGCCTGACGGCAGCGGCTTCGGCTTCGGACGGCCAAACGTCCGGTGAAACGTCCACGGCTAAATTCAACATCAATTTCAAGACCGGAGGGACGGTTGCAGAGGTCATCGTTTGTAGCGCCCTGACGGACGCGCAGCTTGCACAGACCATGAATTATCTCGCCAATAAATACGGAGTCACCTTGTCTTGACAGTTCTAAACGTAAAAAACTCGCCGTTTAATGCCGCTGGAGACGGTGCCACCGATGATCGTCTTGCCATTCAGGCCGCTTTGGATGCCTGGATGCCGGGCGACGAAGTGTATCTCCCTGCGGGCGATTACCTGATCGGGCCGCCTCCGACGCCTTATGCGGCTCTCCTGGCTCCTGCGGGGATCACGTTCTACGGCGACGGCGTTGGGAAAAGCGAGATGACTCTTTCTCCCTACGCCCTCCCGGAAACCAAGCTATTCGAGTTGGAGAATTATTCGACGCAAAACACCGTAACGGACCTTACGTTCCACGGAAACGGGGCGCTCAAGGACTATGACGCCGAAGGGGAGTTACTTCACGGCCTGCATGTCAGCCGTTCGCGCTTTCAGAGGCTCGAATTCTACGGCGCTGTTTCCGAGGGAATCGACCTGGACTTCCCGGACCATTGCTTGATCGAGGATGTTTATGGCGAGGACTGCGGCGGCGATCTTATCCACGGCGGCGCGAATTATTCCGCCATCTACAACCGCGTTCATCGCGTAACGGCGGTCAACTGCGCCCATCGCAGGGCAGATGCGGGTGCCAGCGAAGCTTACGCCATTCATCTAAGTGGCGATGTAAACAGCTTTGTTGACGTGATGGCCCTTAATTGTGCCAACGGGGTCGGAACGATTCAAGGCTTTGGCAGTCGCATCATCGGGGCCTATGTCGAGGGCGGCGAGATTGGTATTCACGGCGGCGGGGCCTTGGTTCAAAGCTGCGTCACGAAGGGTTGTAACAGTCGGGGCATCGTCGCGGCGGAAAGCGCCATTGGGAACACGATCCTAGGCGAAGGCGTTACCAATGTCGGGATCGGGATTACCTCGACGGACGCCATTGCTTCGGACAACCGGATTTATGGTTGTCAGTATAACGGCATCGCTGTGACTTCGCCGAACGCCTTGAACGGGTCCCTAACAGGCAACATCATCTTCGGCTCCGCACAATACGCGGTTCACTTCAATTCCAACCAGACCGGCTGGGTCGTCGATAACAACGCATGGAACGGCTCGCCGGTCCTCTTGCCGACAGACGTTTTCGGGACAAACCGAGCTTAAACACACATCAGGAGTTAGTTTTATGGAAGAGCCAACCGGCGTCATTGACGCAGTTGCAGACGAAGCGGATGCGGTAAAAACCATCCCAGACACGGAAGAAGTTGAGCAGGCTTCCGAGGAAGATCGGGAGCCAACTGAACAGAAAGAGGCATCCGAAGATGCTGACGAAGAAGGCGAAGATGGGGAAGAAGAAGCCGTTGAAATGCGTGAATTTGATTTCGGCGGCAATAAGATCGAGGTTCCGGTTTCTGACATTACGCCCGAACTTGCGGACAAGATCGACGAGTTTTCCAAGGGAATCTGGTCGGACTACACCCGCAAGTCGCAGGCCCATGCAGAGAGGGAAAAGACACTATCCGAACAAGAGCAGGCCGTAGCAAAGATTTCAGCTTTGAACGGCGAAACCCTTGAGAAGTATTCTCAGGGCCTGCAATTACGTGCGGAGATTGAGCAGCTTAAAGCGGTTGATCTAAACGCGTTATGGGAGGCGGACCCTGATCAGGGGCGCCGTGTTTCTGACGCCTTAGCGCAAAAGCTCGCAGATTTCCAAGGCATTGTTAATGAGGTTGACCAGCAAGAAAAGGCCACCCGTGCCGCGCAGCAAGCAGAGCTTGCCCGGCGCGCCGAGGAAGGCCGAGCCTTGTTGGACAAGCAAATCAAGAACTTCTCGACAGAAAAGGCGCCGGAATTGGTGTCTTACGTTGTCAAGGAGTTTGGCATAAGCCAAGCAGACGCGGACCAGTGGGCCTTGAACCCACCCGTTGCCCGCATGGCCTATGAGTCAATGCTTTATCGCCGGATGCAGGCCAAGGCTAAGACGCCTACAGCAGCGCCAGCCAAATCCAAGCCAGTGAAAGCCATGAAGAACAAGGGCGGGGCAAGCGGACGTTCCGCAGACCCGGACAAGTGGAGCACGGCAGAATTGCGTAAGGAATTGGGCCTGGCATCGTAATAGCACGGCCAAGAGGCCAAACAGAATGGAAACAAAACAATGGCTAACACGACCTTAACTGCATCTATTATCGCCAAAACGGCGGTGATGCAGCTTGACAACGAGCTTGTGATGGCGAAAAAGGTTTTTCGCGGTTACGAAGAGGAATTTTCTAAAAATATCAACGGTTACGAGGTTGGTTCCTCGATTTCCGTCAAGCGCCCGATGGACTTCACGGTCCGAACCGGCGCCGTGATGAATGTCCAGGATACCACGGAAGGCAAGTTTACCCTTGATGTCGATCAGCGTAAGGGTATCGACTTTGAGTTTACATCCCAGGAATTGACGCTTTCGATCAAGGAATTGAACGAGCGCGTCATTAAGCCTGCCATGATTCAGCTTGCGAACGATATCGACAGCTCGCTTATGGCGGAATACAAGAACGTCCCGTCTTGGGTGGGAACGCCCGGTCAAACCATCAACAGCAACCAGGACTTTGCCAAGGGTCCGGAGCGTATGGACGAATATGCAAACCCGCAGGATTCGCGCTGTTCCGTTCTTTCCCCGGCTGACCATTGGGGGCTTGTTGGGGCACAGACTGCCTTGCTGAACGACCGCCTTGTTGGCTCTGCCTATCGCAAGGGTTCGCTCGGCGAAATTGGCGGCGTTGACACGTACATGTCTCAGAATGTTCCGACTCATACGGTCGGAGCCCACGCAGGCACGCCGTTAACGAACGGCGCGGCCCAAGAGACGACGTACGCGGCATCGAAGGACACCGACACCCAGACGCTTATTACGGACGGTTGGTCTAGCGGTGCGACAACGCTTAACGCTGGTGACGTGTTTACGATTGCCGACGTTTATGCCGTTAACCCTGTTACCAAGGCAACGCTTCCTTTCTTGAAGCAATTCCGGGTGGTGACCACCATCAGCGATACCACGGGCGACATTACGCTTACTATGTCCCCGGCGGCTATTCTGACGGGTGCCCACCAGAACATCTCCGCGACCATCGGGGATGGTAAGGCGATTACCGTTGTCGGAACGGCTTCGACCGGATACCGGCAAAACATGGTTTTCTGCCCGAAAGCCTTTGCTTTGGTTTCTGTCCCGCTTGTGGCCCCTCCGGGAGCCGTTGACGTTTCGCGCCAGTCTTACAAGGGAACGCATGTTCGCGTGATTCCCGTCTATGACGGCACGAACGACATCTCGAAATGGCGGCTGGACGTTCTCTATGGCGTGAAAACCATCGACTCGCGTTTGGCCCATCGCATCAGCGGCACCGCATAGGCACAAAGAAAAGGAGTTATACTATGACTGTAGAATACATCGGAGACGGGAACACTGACGGGACCGTCCTCGGGTCGTCCGCTACGGAGAAAATTGGTTTCTTCGGGGCGACTCCTGTAGTGCAGGTCGCCATGACCGCCGTTGCCACGGCGACCGCGACGACCGCGCTTAATGAACTCAAGATCAACCGCGTAATCGCGGCCCTTGCTTCGCTTGGGCTCACGACTACCGGGGGCTAGTGGAGGGGGCCGTTGTCAGTCTTTCATTATGATGGCGGCCCTCCCGCCACAGGCCAAAAGGTGATGCTTGCAACTACGGCGTACGATTGCCCGGACGCAAGCTACACTTACTCAATAGCAAGCAGCCGGGAGGCAATGACGGCGGCAGGGATACAATCTGCCTATGTCTTGCTTTCCGGCAATTGCCACGTTGACGACGCCAGGAATAGCGTTGTCCATGAATTTCTGCAATCCGATTGCACGGACCTCGTTTTCCTCGACGCCGATGTTTCGTGGGATGATGGCGATCTGGTTGCGCTGTGCCAATACGACCTTGATTTGGTCGGCGGCGTTTATTGCTACCGCCGCGAGGACGTTCGGGCCAAGGGCGGCATGCCCTATCGCTTTTTACCGGGGGCAAAACCCAAGGACGGGCTTCTTGAGGTTGAGGGGTTGCCTACCGGGTTTATGCGCCTTCGCCGAGTTGTTATAGAAACCCTCGCGGAGCAGTCCCGGACGTTTGATAGTGCCAAAGACCGCCGCGACGGCGTACCGCTTATATTTGAGCGCACCCTTGAAGATGGGACGCGCTGGGGCGGTGACTTGAATATGTGCAACAAATGGCGGGCAACGGGCGGGAAAATATACGCCGCTACGGAAATGCGCCTTGGACACGTATGCAAAACGGTTCTAGTGGACAGCTTGGCCGCCAATCTTCGTCGGGCGTCCGGTCAAACGCTTAGGCATGTTGCGGACTGCATACGATCTGGAACGGAAGAGCCTGGCCTTTATACAGAAGCAATGGAGTTTGTCGATAACCCGTGGGGTGCCGACGAAGAGGTCTTAATGCTATCGGTCGGCATCGCTAGGCAGGCAGACGGCCCGATCATCGAGGCGGGCTCGGGTCTGACGACCGTTCTTATGGCGGCGGCAACCAAAGAGACGGTGTTTTGCATTGAGCATGACCCGGTTTTTGCCGGACGGCTGAAAGCCCTCTCGGCATCTGCAGGGGTAACAAATATAGCTATTGTCCGGTGCGACATCAAAGACGGATGGTATGACATTTCGGAGGATGCTGACAGCCTGCCGGAATCCTTTGCCCTAGGGCTGAACGATGGACCGCCTCGCCAATTAGGGGATCGGATGCGGTTCTTTGATGTTTTCGGCGCCCGCTGCAAAATCATTTTGGCGGACGATGCAGACGACCCAGATTATGCGAAGAAAATATCCAAATGGGGTAAGTCAAAAGGCCGGGCCGTAAAATTTCCCGATTTGCGCGCAGCTATCATTAGTGGAGATATTGAAAATGCCACGCAAGAAAAAGCCAAGCAAACCGACCGAGCCTAAAGAGCCGGTTACAGGCGACGAGCCAACCAGAGTCAAGGTCGCGGACGGCCCCACAACGGGCTATCGCGACGGCCAGGGCGGCGCCGTGGAAACGGCCAACTTCCCCGACGGGTGGCTCCCGGCAGGCTGGGAGGATTCCCCGGCGAAATGCAAAAACTGTGACGGAAAATCCCACCCTGAATATGTGCAGGTCGAAGCATGACCCTTTTATCCATAGCGAACGATGTAGCCGACGAGACAAAAGGCCCGCGTCCGGCGACTATCGTGGGTAATACGAGCCCTGACGCGCAAAATATTCTCCGTGTCATTAATCGCGTCGGCATCAATCTCATGCGAGCCTATGGCTGGAATGTTCTCCGCAAGGAGCAGACATTTACATCGGTTTCCGGGGAGGAGCAGACCGGGGCGCTGCCGAGTGATTTTGACAGGTTTGTTCCGGAGACATTTTGGGACCGAGACAGCAACAACCTTATGTCCGGCCCGGTTTCGCCTGTAGAATGGGCGGGCTTGAAGGTTCAGACGTTTTCCAGCCAGAACAAGAAGTTTACCCATCGCGGGGGGTCCATATTCACCCAGCCAGAGTTGGGGGCTGGCGTTAACATGGCGTTCGAGTATATCTCAAAGAACTGGTGCCAGGATTCATCTTCGACCGCGCAGGCCAAATTTGCGGCGGATGATGACACGGCCATTATTGACGAGGACTTGATCACCTACGGCGCTATTTTTGAGTGGCTGGATGCGGAGGGGCAGCCTTCCGCAAGGGCCGCGAGGGCGTATGAAAAATATTTCAACCTATTGGTTGATAACGAGCGCGCAACCGCCGATATCCTTGTTTCTGGGGATGTTTTTGCACAGAACACGCGACACTTTGAGGGTGCGCCAAAACCGTCGCGGGCAAGCTATGGTGGGGATTTTTAGTGCGAAGCACGTCGAAAACGCTCCCCCCGCCTATTAACGGCTGGGACACGCGCACGGCCCTTTCTGATATGCCGCCAGACCATGCCATCGTATTGGACAACTGGTTCCCGGAAACGGATCGAGTGACGGTTCGCCGTGGGAATACGTCCCACGCAACGGGCATGAGCGGCGCCGTGGAAACGCTTATCGAGTATGTCCCCCTAACGGCATCCGGTAAGATGTTCGCCGCAAACGATGGGAATATATACGACGTAACTTCTCCTGGCGCGGTTGGTGCGGCGGTGGTCACGGGTATGTCGAGCGACCGGTGGCAACAAGTCCAAATCGGCACGGCAGCCGGGCAATATGTCAGGCTTTTCAATGGCCTGGATACGCCACAGGTCTATGACGGATCGACATGGGGCACGACCCCGGCGATCACCGGGCCGACGGCTGCAAGCCTTGTTTGGGGGAACGTCCATCAGAAACGCCTTTGGTTTGGCGAAAAAGACAGCCTTTCGGCGTGGTATCTCGCAGTTAATAGTGTTGGCGGCGCAGCTACGGAGTTTCCGCTTGCCGGGATCGCGCGCCTCGGCGGATATCTCGTCGGTATGGGGACGTGGACGCGGGACGCAGGCGATGGAATGGACGACGTTGCCGTATTCCTCACGTCGGAAGGCGAGGCCATCGTTTATCAGGGTACGGACCCGGCTTCGGCGTCGGCGTGGTCCCTGGTCGGTGTTTTCAGAATAGGGAAACCCATCGGCAGGCGGTGCTTTGTGAAGGCTGGCGCGGATTTAATCCTTGTCACACAAGACGGCTTTGTGCCCCTAGCGGCCATTCTGACCTTAGACCGGAGCCAGGCGAGGCTCGCCGCAATTTCGGACCAAATCAACCGCGCCGTCAACGACGCCGTTCGAGACTATGGGGCTCTATTTGGCTGGGAGCCGATTGTTTACCCAAGGGGCCGGATGCTCGTTTTTAACATTCCGCAATCGACTACAACCGCGCACCAATACGTTTTCAATACGATCACCGGAGCCCCATGCAGGTTTACCGGCATTAACGCGAAATGTTTCGCGTTGCTAAACGATAGCGCATATTGGGGCGGCTCTGACGGGGTTGTATATAAATTCGACGATGGCGTAAGTGACGACGGCGCAAACATCGAAGCCGATGCTTTGCAGGCGTTTAACTATTTCGGCTCCCCGCAGTCAAACAAGGTTTTCAAATTAGTGGAGCCAATCTTCCAAAGCGATGGGGCCGCCGCCCCGGCAATTGACCTGAATACGGACTTTAATATCACGACGCCGACAGGCGTGGCAACGGCGCCAACTGTAGCGTCTGGCCTTTGGAATGTGATGAAGTGGAATCAGGGAATTTGGGGGGGTGATGACCAGATATACCGTGGGTGGCATGGCGTTCGCGGGACCGGAAGGGCTGCGGCCATTCGTATTCGTGTAAACACAAACTCCCCACGTCCGTCATGGATTTCAACAAACTTTACCTTTGTCAGAGGCGGGCAATTGTAAATGCTGCTTTATGGCGAGGACGAAGCCGTTGCCGAGTGGACGGCGGCGCGTATTCCCCACGCAGACGGATTCGGCCCCTTTGCGGCAATTGGCGTAACGATTGGGGAAAAGATGGTGGCCGGGTGGGTTTACCATGACTACCAGCCAAAGGCTGGGACCATACAGCTAAGCGCGGCGTCCGATACGCCGGTTTGGGCAAGGCCAAATGTTCTTGCAGAGCTTCTGGCATACCCGTTCCGGCAGATGGGCTGCTTTAAGGTTTACACGGTAACGCCTCACAGAAACGAACGGACTTTGAAGGCAAATGCTAGGATAGGCTTCAAGAAAGAGGCAGTCCTGGCACACCATCTTGGTAAGAAAAACCACGCCGTCATCTGCCGGATGCTGCGACCTGATTTTGAACATATTTATAATAGGGAACTAGGCAATGGGACTTTTTTCTAAGGACTCGCCGTCACAACCGGCTCCACCCGACCCGCTTAAAACGGCACAGGCGCAAGGCGCGATTAACAAGGACGCGGCCATTGCGTCCGCAGAAATGAGCATGGTCAATCAGGACACGCCCTATGGCAGCCTGAAATTTGGGCAGACTGGCACGTCTGCATCGGGGAACCCGATTTACACGGCGACGCAAACGCTTTCTCCGGAACAGCAGGTGCTTTTTGACCTGTCCTCAAGCGCCGGTCAAAAATTTGGGGAAACGGCGAACACGCAATTGGACAATGTTCGCGGGGCGCTTGAGTCTCCGCTAGACTTTTCCGCCCTTGGGGCTGCACCCGTCGCAAACGAGGCGACTCGAACGGCATCAAGGGACGCCATGCTTGCCCGGTTGCAACCGCAGTTTGAACGCGACGAAAACGCCTTAAAAACGTCGTTAATCAACCAGGGGTTTGTAGCCGGGTCGGAGGGGTACAATCAGGGCCTTGATGAATTTAACCGATCCCGGAACGACGCCTATCTTGCCGCCGACGCCCGCGCTGGCGACGAAATGGCGCGTGCGTTCGGTCTTGAGGCAAACGCACGGGACAGGGCCGTCAATGAATTAACCCAAAGCCGCGCTCAGCCACTAAACGAATTGGCGGCGATGTTGTCCGGGGCACAGGTGCAGAACCCATCTTTTATCAACGCGCCGCAAACCAGCGTTACGCCTGCCGACTTAATGGGGGCGACATATGCTAGTGGGAACCTTGCAAATCAGAACTACGCGCAATCCATGGCGAATGACAGAGCGACAACACAAGGCTTGTTTGGCCTTGCTGGTACCGGCATCGGCGGCCTGGCCATGAACGGCTGGGCTTTTTCGGACCGCCGCTTGAAACGGGACATCGAGAAAATAGGAACGCTCGATAACGGTCTAAACGTCTATGTGTTTTCATATATAGGCGACGATCTTCTTGAGACGCATATCGGCCTTATGGCGGATGAGGTGAAAGAACTACACCCGGAAGCTGTAAAATCCATTAATGGATATGATGCGGTGAACTACTCGGAGGCGGTGCGATGATTAACAGCCCTGGGGCCTATCTGGCCAGACCAATCAGCTTGCGAGAAGCCCTTGCGGGCCAGGAGAACTAC